TGTATTACTTTTTCGGAAAATTCATTTTTAAATCGTTTAATGAGAAATGAAATTAGTTTTGAAACTTTTGCTTTGCTGAATATTATGTTAGGTTTTACTAATACTTTAAAATCACTCTCCGACCCTTTAGAGGTTTATGGTGATTGGATTCTTAGAATTGAAAAATACCAAATGTTTTTACGTATTCCAAAAGAAAAGAAAAAGAAACTGAAAAAAATAATTTTAAACGCCTGGAAGAAATAAATCTAGTCTTTACTTTATGTCAAAAATATGATATAATTAATGTACATTAAAAAATAAAATAAAAAAAATATGAATATTGTAACAATTAAAGATTGCTTGAGACAGCTACCCGAACAGGAATGTATTAATGCTTTAGCTAATACACCACAAATGTTATTAGAAGAAGAAGCCGAAAGTATGGTTGATGCTCTTTATTCTGCGTTCAATTGGAAACAATCATCGCAAGGAGAAGAATACTGGGCGATCATCGCAGAAAGATACGAATAAAATGGATCGTAAAGAAACATTAATGTCGATCATTAAAGTAATAAAAGAAAATATTAACTGGGAAGATCAAACCATCACACTTCGTGGTCAAATTATCGACATTATTTTAAATGAGCTTACACTCAATTTAGAAGAAATAATTAGCGATGAAATTGAAGACGTGAGCAATATCATTCAAGTAAGTAGAGAAACATTCATTAAAGGATAAATATGTTAAAAATAACGCTCAGTAATAACTACGGAGAACTGAAAAAACAGGCTAAACATTTTCTTCATATCGCCACAGAAATAATGAAGGCGAATGAAATTCAACGGAGAACATTAGAAAAGTTTCCAGAAAAAGAAGTAAAGAAATTTATTTCTGAGGTAGAAAAAGAAGTAATGGAAGAACTAGGCGAACCTATGGAAGAATCTACGTCAAAAGAGAAAGACATGATTTATGTAGATATGCCAAAAGTCGAAGTCTAAAATCCTATAAATATTTTTTCAAAATGAATTGACAAAGCGATCATTTTGAAATATAATAATACACTAAAATACAAAAATAATATAAAATAATATGAGTTTTACAAAACTAAAAAAGAATCGTAATAAATCAATGGATAAACTCCGTTCCGCAGTTGAAAGTACTAAAACTGGCCGAACTACTTATGAAGATGAAAAGGAGTGGAAGCCTACCGTAGATAAAGCAGGAAATGGATATGCCGTTATCCGTTTTTTGCCTTCTGGTGAGTCTGCACTCCCTTGGGTAAGATATTGGGATCATGGTTTCAAAGGGAATACTGGTAAATGGTATTTTGAGAAGTCATTGACTACCATTAATCAGCCTGACCCAGTCGGAGAAGAAAATCAAAGATTGTGGAATACCGGAGTTGAAGAAGATAAAGACACTGCACGTTTAAGAAAACGCAGATTGCATTATGTTTCTAACATTATTGTTATTGCCGACTCTGCTAATCCAGAAAACGAAGGAAAGATTTTTAAATACCAATATGGTAAAAAGATCTTTGACAAGATAACTGAGGCGATGGAGCCTGAGTTTGAAGATGAAACACCTGTAAACCCCTTTGATTTTTGGGAAGGTGCTAACTTCAAACTTAAGATTAGACAAGTTGCAGGATATCGTAATTATGATGCATCTTCTTTTGATAACCCATCTGCATTATTCGGAGGCGATGATGCTAAACTCGAAGAAGTATACAATCAAATGCATGATTTGTCTGATTATACAGACCCATCTTCATTTAAGAGCTATGCCGAATTACAGAAGAAGTTCAAAAGTGTTATTGGAGACAATTCAGTAGTCGATGAACCTGTTGTAGAATCTTCTATGGCTGCTGCACCAACTGTGAAGATTGAAGAAGATGATGATGTGCCAATGAGTTACGATTCGGATGATAAAGACGAAAATCTTACTGGCTATTTTGCTAAATTAGCAGAAGAAGATTAATTCGTAAATTAAATAAAACTAATAAAAAGGGACACTTTCGGGTGTCCCTTTTTTTTTAACCGTGTGCTGGTAATTGCTCAATATTATATAAAATTCCACTTCTTTCGGGTTGAGATTTAGACATATTATAAGTAGCAGAATTTGATGTACTAGTAGGAGCATTTATGACTGCCCCACCTCCGTTAGTACCACCATTAGTTGATAACATAGTTTCTCGTTGCATCCTAGCATCATTCAGTTCTTTCTGTAATCTCGCTAATTTGTTTTTGTCCATGGTTTTCTGCATTTCTCCTTCCAACCAATTATCAGTATTAACATCCTTTTGTTGTTTAATAACCGCTTTTCGTAAATCTTTTATTTTGTCGTCAGCGTCTGCTAATTTTTCTGCTAATTTTTCTGCATCTGTCTTTTCTTCTTTTTTCCCAAAAAAAGGAATTCCGTCAGTAATTTTGTCTAATACGCCGCCAATACTTTTTTTGATATTTTCAAAAGAAAATAATTCTTTTATATAAGCAGTTATTTGTTCTATCTTTTCGCTAATAAATTTGCTTAATTTAAACGGTTCCTTTTTTTCGCCGTCAGCGTCCTTATCAAAACCAAATAATCCTCTTACAAAGTTAATTGCTAGATTAAGAGGTGCGTTTAATATATCAACTAATTTTTCTAAACCTTCACCAAATGTTTTAGGAAAAGTAAATAAATCTTTTAAAAAATCTACTGCAGAAGAAAATCCATTGAATATAAAATCTATACCATTTGTAAATATTTCTTGAAAAGAAAATCCTTTTAATAATTCAGATGCCTTATCAAAACCTAATTTACCTAAAATCCATGCAGTAGCATCTTTTATTAAATCTAAAGGACCGAATATTAAACCATTAACGAATCCGGTTATTGCACCTTTAATGCCGCCAATAATACCTTCTTCTTTAAAACCTTTAATTGCGCCTTTAACTGTATCAATTACTGCAAGAATTGGAGCTAAAAAAGGGACAAATCTACCAACTAATTTTCCCATGCTAAAAAATACTTTAAAGATACTACCAAATCCTTTTAGTAAACTGCCTCCGCCTCCACCGCCGCCGATCTTTAATAATTTTAAAAGAGATGTTACTGCTTTGCTATTTTTAAATTTAGTAGTAATATCTCCAATTTCACTAAATATATTTTTAATTTCACTAAATAATTTTTTAGCCAAAGTTCCCATATTTGAAAATATAGATTTAGCACTAGTGAAAATATTTATTAAAAACTTACCTGATTTGCCAGTTTTTAGTTTAGCAATAACGTTTTGAATTTTACTAAATATAGATTTAGCGAAATCCGCAATGTTAGTAAATATAGATTTAGCTTTATCGAAAATCTTTACTAAATTTTTAGCTAATTTAGATTTGGCGAATCTATTTTTGATGTTTTCTACAATTTTCGTAATACCGCCTAAAAGCTTGCCTTTAAATAATATTTTGTCAAGCTTTTTTATTGACATAAAAAGGCCTGTAACAAATCCTGCGCCTAATGCCGTAACTCCTACTAAAATTCCTCCTGTAATTAATGCTATTAATTTTAAAAAACCTCCCTTAGATGAACCTATTTCGTTAAATGATTTCTTTAATTCGCCCAAAGCGTCTAGTAAAGAATCGTTTCGTTTTTCTTCACTTTTAGCCTTTTCTCTGGTTTCTTCTTTTTGTTTTACGCCTTCAATCGCGCTTTGTTTAACAAAATAATCTGATAAGACTTGAAAACGATTCGATAAGCTAGTAATTTGCTTTTCAAAAATATTACCATTTATAATCGTTTCTTCTGTCTGTTTATCTACTTTAGCTAATAGATCTTGGACTGGTAAATTATTGTTGTTGCCTAATTCTTTCATTTTCTTCTTTTATGTGATTAGTTAATAACGTTACGTATATTTGCCTTTCCCACGGTACCATTTCGTTTAATTCAGTTAAACTATACTGATGGTGTTGCATCATATTAAAATTAACAGTGAAATGATTTTCTAACGACTCATGTGAAAGGCCTACATGAAAAAATTATGTAAACCTTCAATGACTTTCGTATTTTTATGTTGGCATTTTGGACAAACAAAATTAACGGTATGTCTTAATTTAGGTTGGTTTTCTATATAAAGCTGAAAGGATTCTAAATGTGAATGAGACAATCCTTCTACGAACTCTGACAGTTCTTCAACTGTAGAATCTGCAGCAGCATAAACATTTTCTTCGTCGTAGATGTAATCAATCATAGTAACGATCGCGCCAATTAAATCTAAACTGTCTAGTTTCAATGAATCTTGGATAGATATATTTTTTAGTTTGATTCCTACTTTATCGCTGAGTTGAATTTTGTCTGAGATTTCTGTTTCTGGAAATTTTACTGCAACTTCTCCCAAATTTATATTTAAGTTAACGGGATGTCCGCAACTCTCGCATTTTATTGCAACTTCAGCATTTTCTCCTACTGACTTCGCCCTTAATTGTACGAAAATATATTCTAAGTCATATATCGCAAGTTTTTCTGGATCAACTGTTCCAAATGTGCAAGAGCTAATAACGCTGTTTATATTGTTTACTATTTCAGTAGGGTTTTCAGATTCTTGTGCTAATAACAGAATTTTTTCTTCTTTTACTAAAAAAGGTCTAAATTTGACTTCTTCTTTAGTAGAAGGTAATGTTAATGTATATATCGGTGTGTCTAGTTTTGGTAGTTTCATAATATATTGATTTATTCAGAAATTTGTATGTCTATGTCAGTATGAGCCATTTCAACTGACACTCTGATGTAATCGTCGTTAGTTCCATTTGATAATTCTATTGCGTTAACATTTAAAGGAAATGCTTCTTGTAATACTACATTATAAATTGGTTTATTTTGCAAATTTAATATCTCTATTGAAACAGGAACTGCATAACTGCTTTTATATTTTACTACTTGACTTCTTGGATTTACTATAAAATCTACCCAATTTTGAAACAATTTTTTATAAAACATATCGCTAGTACATATAAATGTTAATGTAACATTGTCAACAGTATAACCATAAGGAACCAATTCTGGCCTACGAAACGCAACATTTCTTTCTGATGTCAATATTTGTTTCCCTGGTATAGATGCAGATTCGCATAAAAACTCATGGTCTCTGCCAGAATCATTGATTTTAGTAACACTAGTTGGAGCTTGGAATCTTACGCGAAATCTATTATTTCTAGCAATTCCTCCGTGTGCTGATATTGCGGCTTTAATTCTGTCAATATCACCGCCAAAACCTTGCCCTGTTACCTCGCCTAAAAATCCGTCTAAACCTCCGTCTATCAGCGAAGTTATGGCTCTAGTAGGATCGTCTATAAGTTGGTCTATATTATCGGCAATAGTTACTGCCTTTTTGAAAGGATTTAAATTAAATAAGCTCATAATACTATATCATTTTGAGTGAGTCTTTCCAAACTGTTTTTCTATTACTTTTTGCAAAGTTTTCAGTTGGAAGAAATGTGGCGATCTCCCAGTATTCTGCAGGAATCTCCATTATATTTGATCTAATATTTGAAAATAAATATCGTTTAAATGTCGGTTTAAAGGCTGCATGCTTAGAAGAACCTTTTAATAGATCATAAGACATTTGAAGTTTAGTATATTTATCGTATGCCTTATTGTTTTTAAATTCTAATAATGCGCTAAAGAATTTTGCTCGATATAAAATTGGCAAATAATGTAAATTTAAACCGAATACTGATTTATTATCAACTGGTTCTAAAAATAACATTAGAGGAAATTTATCGTAATATGGCAATGTTTTCTTATGTTTAGGATCGTATATGTAATGATATAAACGGCCAGTTCTAAAAGTAGTTCTGTTTTCTAAAGCGGAATCCTTAATTAATTTGTTCCGAGCAGGCGCCATAAGACCTTTCATTTCCGATTGGTACCAATTAATTGCCTTCATGGAAAACTTTTTACGTAAACTAGAATTTGCGTAATTGACCTTTTGTTTTTGAAAGAATGAATCTTTAGCCATAATTCTATTTATAAAAAAGTTAAATTTTTAAAGGTTTTTATAAATGTTTTTCTAAGTTATTGAATATCAATACAGTATAGTTGTGTACTTTTACTATTATTTATGATATAATATATACATAATCAAGATAACAACAAAAAAATATGAAAACTAAAATTATTAGAATAACACTAGAAACAATCGTATGTGTCCTAGTTGGACTTGCATGGGGATATTGGCTTTATATTGCATCATGAACATATTCATATTAGATGAGCGTCCAGTTGAAGCAGCACAGATGCAGTGTGATAAACATGTAGTCAAGATGATACTTGAAAGTGCTCAAATGCTTTGCACTTCTCACAGATTTCTTGACGGTAAGATGGAAATCAGAAAGTCAAAAAACAATAGGAATATAAAAACCTGGGTTCTTACAGATGAGCGAGAAAATATCATGTACAAATCAGCTCACGTAAATCATCCCTGCACTATATGGACTCGAGCATGTGCCCATAACTATAATTGGTTGTTGAAACATTTCGATGCATTATGTTCAGAGTTTGTTTTTAGATTCGGAAAAAGACATAAATCTGATTCACTGTTGCAAATCTTATCTAATATGCCAGAAAACATTTCTTACAACAATACAAATTCAGAATTTGCTGTTGCTATTTCTGAGGATATTTACCCAGGTATAAAAAATGAAAAAAGACCAATTCAATCCTACAGAAATTATTACGTAGAAAAGAATAAAAAACAGTTTGAAATGAAGTGGACTAAAAGACCAAAACCAGAATGGATGTTATAAAATGAAAATAGAATTAAATGATGAACACGTTGCAGTAATTAAAAAGGCTCTTGAATCTTTTTCAAGATTTAGAATGGGTCAATTTAAGTACGGAATTGAAGAGGCCATGATGGACAAAGAATGGAAAGATAATCGGCATGATGTTTTAGAGGAAACAGAAAAAAATCTTAAAGATCAATTTTTTCCAGAACTATCGAGCGGATCTCATTATGGTATTGGCCGAGACAAAGAAGGTGATATTGCTTATGAAATTCACGGTTTATTAAAATCTTATCAAATTTGTCAACAAAACGTAGAGCCGTTAGAAGAAGATGATTTGTTAAGAATGTATGATTCAACTGGCCCTTTGGAAATTTCTGGAGTTAAATTACCAGATATTTTAGAAGATTATAAGTATGCATATATTAAAGTACAAGATTCTGATATCATTGAAGCTTTTGAGGCAGAAGATTACAAAGAGATGTGGGAGCTAATACAAGAGGCCAATTTTCCTCATTCTGCTAAAGCTAAAGTGATCAAAGACGAAGACGGAAAATATATGTTAAAATTACAAAAACCATTCTATAATAAAAAGAAAGTTTAGAATAGTTTGTTAGCAGGCCAACAAACCCATAATGCATCTTGTGTTATGGGTTTAATAATAAAAAAGTGAAATTTTTAAAAGTAATTTCATAAAGTTTCTTAAGTTATTGAATATCAACATAGTATAGTTGTGTACTTTTGTAGTTACATATGATATAATATATACATAATCAAGATAACAACAAAAAATATGAAATCAGAAACAACATTAAAGTATGCAGTAAAAGACCAATTAGGCAAACTATTGGCAATGGAAGATATTGAAGTCATGCATGGAAATTTTGAAACAGCATCCTTCAACCCTTCTGAAAGAATTCTTCGTCTGCCAATCTGGAAAGATGTAAGTAATGACACATATCGTATGTTATTGGCGCATGAAGTAGGTCACGCATTATTTACTCCAGACCGCTTAGAAGAACTACAAAAAAGAGATGATCTGAAAAAGATTCCTTTCGCAATTTTCAACATTGTTGAGGATATTCGTATTGAG